TGACGTTTGTCCCGCCGTTCGCGGCGTGCCCCGCACGGTACTGCGCAATCGTCGCCCCGCTGTGCGGTTTGTACATCGGGAGCGAGCGGAACCGCATGCCATTGGAATACGCCGCCGCTTCCGTCAGCCCCGCCGTCGAAACCGGAGTCCCCGCGGCATTGCAGAGCACGCTCCGGAACGCCCCCACATACTGAACACGCGCCGTCGACCCGTCCGGTGAAACATAAAAGAACGGGTGAATCGCCGACCCGGGAAACGCCTTGTCGCTCACCAGATACCGGTGATGAACATGCCCGTTCGCGTCCGTGTAGGTGTCCATTCGCCAGTGCGTAATCGGAATCTCCACCATAATGTCCCCGTCCGCTCCCGTCATGTCCGCGTCGTTCCCGTTCTCGCGCAGATTGGAATTGCTCGCGTTCAGATAATACGACACCACCCGGTTCGCCGGATCAGATACCACGCAGCGTTTGAAATTGTGCGCCGGCATCTGCGCGAAACTGTCGACCTCCGTAACGAACGATCCCATGCAGACAACCCGCTTGCACGCCTGACTTGCCGTCGCAATCGAAGTGTCGTGATCGATCCCGTAAACGTATCCGCCCATCAGATCGGAGGGGTAAAGCTCCACCCCGCCCGCCGTCGCTCCGTCTCCGAAAAAGATCTTCCGGTTGTCCCTGTCGTAAAAAATCTCCCCGGCGACCGGCGTCGCCGTCGCCCTCTGCTCCGCCGTCGCTTTCGGCAAAATCAGCTTTGACATGCTTGTCTCCTTTTCTTAGTTTTTGATAATCCACTGCACTGCAAAGTTCATCGGCGTCACGTGTTCGCTCCGCCCGTAAACCGCGCTCTTCACCAGCTGCCCCGCCTTCTCCCTGTCGATCAGGTCCGACTGCCGGATCATGTACTCGTCCGTTCCCGTCGTGTCCGTCACCGCGAACCCGTCGCTTCCGTAAACAGCCTCGTCCATCCGGGGCGCGGCTTTCACGTTCGCGCGCACGTTCGGATTGTCCATCCGCAGCGCAAGATCGACGTCCGGCAGCCCCTCCGGCTGCTCCGCGCCGATCTCCCCGGAGAGCTCCCCGAAATACCCGCGAAGAAAACGCCCCCGGAAGTCCGGCAGGTTGAACGTCGTGCTCCCGTCTCCGTCCCCGTAGGTCACCCCGATCGCCGCAAACAGCGCCGGATATGCCGTGCGCGAAACCTCGTGCCCGTCGCAGATGAACCACCCTGCGGGAGCCGTACCGCCGCCCGCGAAAGCCATCACGCACCCCGCCGGGACCTTCGCCTCCGAAACCGCGGAGCTTCGCGCGGATTCCGCCGACGACACCGCCAGCGACCGGATGCTCTCGATCAGCCCCGGATGCGCCGACGCGTCCGCATTGTGCTCCGCCATCGTCAGCGCCAGATTGACAAGCGTCTCCGTATCGGTCCAGTCGTCGTAATTGATGTACATCCCTTCGAGCGTCCCCCATTCGCCGAACACCAGATGCGCCCGGTTGAGGGAGGAATCGTTGTACATCTGCGTCACGTCCCCGTGCATGGACCCGACTTCCGCCTCTGCCCGTCCTGCGGATTCCGCCGCCTCGGCTGCCGTCAGCTTCGAGAGATACGCCTCGTCCGCCGAACTCTTCGCCTTCGCCGCATCGACCTTCGCCGTCGCCGCTCCGCTCTGCGCCTCCTTCGCCCACCGCTCCGCATTCTCCGACAATTCCAGAAACCACGAATATATCGTCTCGTCCGTCTCCGTGCGCGTCGGCGGAAGAACCATCGAACGCGCAAGACGCGACTGAAGCTGCTGGCAGATCATCGTCAGCTTGTCCAGCGCTCCCTCCAGAACCTCCGGAAGAAACGCCGTGTTGTTCTGCAAATCCACCTCCTGCGTCGTCGGAACATCACGCTCCACCGCAACCGCGCTTCCTGCGGCGGGCGCGGCGGCAAACACCACCGATCCCCCGTTCTCCAGCAGGCGCACCGTGTACCCGCCCTCAACGGGCAAATCGTCCTTGTAGACCTTCAGGTGCTCCGGCTCCTCCACTCGGAATTCAAATGGAAACTCCACTTGAACCCCGTCGCATGCGAACGGCCCCGCCGTCGCCCTTTGACTCGCCAACGTCATTCTCTTCTCCTTCCCCTTGCAGGTTTCACGGCGTTGTCAAACTCTTCCAGTATCTCCGGAAGCTCCCCGCCGTTGTTCTCATAAACTCTCTTCGCCTTCCTGTAAATCGTGATCGCCGGAACCTGGAACGCATTTCCGAGCGCGTCCGACCACAGCCACAGACCCCGTTCCCAGTTTCCGTCCGCCATCGCACCCGCTCCGGAAAATGCCGCCCCACCGATCTCCTCAAGAGCTCCCAGAGCCCCCGCATCGAACAATGCGCCCGAATAGCTCCTTTTCCCGCCGTAGAAACGGTCAATCGCCATCGTCGTTCCCTTGTTCACTATGTCACGCACAAACGGCATTCCGCTGAACGGCGACGAAATCACCTCGCGCATAAACGCCTTGCTCGCGCGGAGCCTCGTCTCCTCATCGTCCCCGCCTGCCGCGCCCCCGGCGATAAGCCAACGCGCCATCCCCGCAAGAAGCGCGGGCATGACCAGATTCGACAGCAGTGCCCCCGCCGCTTCCGGAACCGTCAGCTCCCCGTGTACCGTCCGTCCCGCCGTCCGGTACAAAGTGTTGTAAAGCGCTCCCGCCGATGTAATGAATGGGGAAAGCATTCTCCCCCACCGGCTCAGCTGAACCGGCGTCAGGTCAAGCGTCCGCGCAGCACCCTGCGTCCGCGCCACAAAGTCGTCCGCCTCCGCAAGCGCCTTCGATTCCGCCTCCGGAAGCTCCTTGCCCTCCTTCAGCAAATCCGCAATCACTCTCCGGTACTTCGCATCCCATGCGACGGAAGCCACAATCGCGTCCAGTCCGCGCATCGCAAAATACCCGGCTCGCGCAAAACCGCGCTGAACCTTCTTCATCTTCCCGTCTGTAAACTCGTTCACCGACCCGCGCAGGTCAATGTCATAGTACTCCGCACGGTGACGCATCATCGCCGATTTCGCCTTTACCGACTCGACAAATGCCATCGGCCCGCGGCTCATCTCAAACAGAGAATCCAGATAATACCCCCCGACCTCCTCAAGACCCGCCGTCGCCGACGTCGCCTGCATCAGAACCGTACTCGGATTCCCCATCAGCGCCGTGCTCGTCAGGGTCATGCGCGCCCAGCGCTCAACTCCTTCACCAAGCCCTTCCGTTCCCGCTTCCGGATTCGCCATGTTCTTCAGCAGTGCAACCAGCATCTTGTAGTACTCAAACGACTGCGTCGTCCCGAACGCCGTCTCGTAACGCCCATCACGAACCACGCTCAGCACCTCCCGCAGAGGCATCCGCATCGCCGCGTACTGCGCCGTCTCGTGAATATGCACCAGCGGAACCATCAGCGAAAGCTTCACCGGATCGCTCACCTTCGCACTCTCCGCGCGCCTGTGAAGACTCGATACGTCTCTGTGCAGTCTCCGCAGCGACATCCCGATCTGCTCCTGCGTCTTCTGGCTGTAGTGTGTGTACCGCAGAGGATAGTACCCCCCGCGTACCGTCAGCGTCTTCCCGTCCGAACTCTGAACCTCAAACTCCTCCGCCTCCACCATCTTCAAATGGAAATGGTTCTCCTCAAGAAACGTCTCCCCCGCCGCTTCCTGCAACTCCCCGGAAAGAGAGTCCCATATCTCTTGAACCTGTTTCCACTGCCCCTCCGAAAGGCTCGACGCTATCTTCGCCAACTCCTCATCCGTCCAGCCGTACCCCTCCGTCAGACGCTTCCGGTTCAGCTCGTTACCCATGTTCAGACACGCCGCAATCACCATCTCCGGAGTCCAGCTGCTGTAACCGTGGAGACGCGACGTCTCCGTCAGATCAAGACGCACCTGCGGAATCCGGATCGACTTCTGCTCCTTCGCCAGCTCCTTCAGCGCTCTTCCGCAGCGGCTCAATGCACCCGACTCCAATTCAATCTCCCGCGTCGCCGCGTCCTTCAGAAGGTTCCGCAACGCCGTGTTCGGTCCGTTCGCCCTGTACCCGTCCGCCCGCTCAAAGAACGTCGCCAGATTCTCCCCGCAATGGAAAAAGCCCCTCGCAAACGATCCCAGGCGCGCCGACAGCCCCTTGTCCTGCTTGTCCGTGTACTTCGCCCTCTGACGTGAAAGCTCCGCCACGCACGCTTCCACCCGTTCGTTCGCACGCTGCGCAAAGCTCCCCTTCGCATCCTTCACCAGCTCGCGCCCCTCGCCGTACAGAAAACGCGCAAAGTCCGAAAGCTCCGCAAACGCCCCGTAGCTGATATCCTGATATCTCCTCGGAACATCCTCAAAATACGCGTCCGGCCACAGAGAACCCCCTCCGGAATCCTGATCCGCCATCGCCGTCGCCTGGCGTCTCCAGTTCGGTTTCCCGTTCTCCACCGCGTCCGCACGCTTCCCCGAAAAACCGAACATGAACGCAAGCTCCTTCAGCGCCTCGTGGTGCGTCCCGTACAGCCGCCCCCGCTTCGCCTGAACCGCACGGCGCAGAAGACGACGCGTCTTGTCAACCTCGCGCTTCGCGTCCGACTTCTCCTTCAGCACAATCAGACCCTTCCGCACCTGCGTCGCCTGATACAGCGCCTCCGTGAACTCCTTCTTCCCGATGGACTCCACCAGCTTCCGGTTGAACGTCCGAAGCGCATTGATCTGTTTCGTGTCGCGCTCAATTTGCGAAACCGGCATCCGCGCAATCTCTTCCGCCGCCATCCGCTTCATCTCCGCACGCTCCTGCAAACGCTCCTCCCGTCCGCTCTTCTCGCGCAGAAGTTTGATCAGACCGTCAAGCAGATCAAGCGTTCCCTTCGTGCTCAGCGCCTCTTCGTCCAAGCCTGAATCCTGCTGGAACTTCGCCTCCATCGCATTCACATGCTCCTTCACAAAGTCCTCCGGGGCTTGCGCATTCAGCAAATCCTGAACCAGCGCCTGCGCTGACGAATACCCGTAGCGCTCCGCAAACGCCGGAACGTCCGACCCCTTCTTCGACTTCCTGCTCGCAAGCCCGAGCTTCCACAGCGCCGACGCGTTCTCCGCCCCGATCGTCGGGTCCAGCTCAAGCGTCCGGTAATCCAGCGGCTCCTTCCGCGCGCCGTCCCATACCTTGTAAACGGGTATTTCGTTCTTCGCCGCTTCCGCAGACTCCTTCCATTTCCTCCGGAGACCCGGCAGGAGTTTCCGCTTCCGACGCTCCAGAACCTCTTCCGCCTGCGCGTCCGCTACATTCACCAGTCGCACAAAGTCCGCCGTCTCCTTGTCCGTGATCCCCGTCAAACCCGCAAACGTTCCCTTCAGCTCCGCAAGCGCTTCACGCAGCGGCGATTCCCGATCCAGCGTCACATCCGTCGCAAACATGCTTGCAAACGTCCGCTCAATCTCCTCGTCCCACTCAAAGCCGAACTGCGACGCAAAGTTCCTGCACCAGCGGTAGATCGCTTTCAGATAACGCTTCAATGTCCGGAACGCCGCCGAGACCCCCGCCGTCGGCGGCTCCCCGTTCTGAATGTAGTACTCGAACGCCCGCGCGAATTTTTCCTCGCGCTCAATCTCGCGTTCCCGCGTCCCCTCTTTCTCCTGATACGCCTGACGGTCCAGCCACTTGTTGATGGAATCCAGTTCTCCCCGCAGCTGTTCGCTCGCAAGGAAATTCCCCTCCGCATCCTTCATCTCACACAGAGCTTCCATCAGCGCTTTCAGCCAATGCGCCGATTCATGGCACAGCGTGGAAACATTTGCTTTTCCCTTCACAAGCTCAATCACCGCCTGAAAACTCTCCGCAAATTTTTCCCCCGGTGTGAACGATCCGCGTACCTCACTTGAAATTCCGAAAAGCTGGTGTATAGTATCACCTGAAAGAGGCGGTGTCCAGTGCATACTATATTGCGTTGATCCGCCTCTTTCTATTTGTGTAACATCGTACAGATAGTGCTTTCCACTCGCTGATTCATAAACAACCAGTTTCGCATTAAACACATCCGCCCGGATTTCATCCCTTGCAACCGCCAGTTTCGTATCATAGGTCACAAACACACTGCCCGGTAAATGACGTCCATGTCGGGGAACCTCTTCTGCCCCGCGATTCGTTGCAATTTCAATCATCCCTCCTAAGGCAGTCGCGCCCTCCGCTTTCACCTTCCAAAGGTGAGGGCGGCGTGCTCGCAAACTCTCCGAATACCGGGACCTCGCGTACTCTTTCGGAAGTTTATTCCCTATCTCCACGCGGTTGCCGTCCGAAGCAATGGTATAAACCTCCCCGATATGCTGGGCAATATAGTCCGCTACCGCGTTCCTGATATCCTGCCCCTCTTGAACTTGCAGTCCCCTTGCAAGAGGGACTTTGCCCCCGTCAAATTCAATAAAGTGTTCCTCTCCGTCCTGCTGATACACCGTGCGGCTTTTCCTCGCTTTCGCCAGTGCCTCCCGGATAACCTGGTTCGTCGTCTCCCGCGATACTCCGAGTTCACGCGCAATCGCCGCCCCGTTATACTCGCCGTTCGCTTTCCGGTACTTCGACTGCGCCATAAGGTCAACAACCTTTTGTTTCAGCGGACTCAAGCTTGCATACCATTTCAGAATTGCCTGATCCAGCTCCTTCGTGCTCAACACCTCCAGCGGAGTTCCCTGTCCGCTCGCAACAAAGTCAGCCCTTGTCGCCGTGTCCCCGTCTTTCCCGCTGATTTCCTCGTCCAGTGAAGTGAAGCCGTCCTGACGCTTTCTCTCCTTCGCCAGATAAGCGGACAGCCCGGTTTTCATGTATGCGCTCGCAAGTGTAGCCAGCGAAGCCCCCTTGCTCTCATCGTGCGCCTTGATCGCCCTGCCGATTTCCGACCAGAGCACATCCTCAAGAACACTTTCGTCAAAAGAATAATCCGGATGCGTGCGCAGAGCTTTCGAAACTCTGACCTTCACCGCTTTCTCGTATCTCGCGTATTCGCCGTTCTCCAGCAGATACGCCTTCGCGTCCGACGCGTTTTGCAGCCGTTCGCGCTCCTTTTCCTCGCGCTTCAGACGTTCCGCTTCCTCCTTCTCTTCCGATTCGCGCCAGCGGCGATCCGCCGCGCTCTCCTTCGGCGCTTCCCCCGGTTCGGGTTCAGTCTTCGGTTCCGTTTCGACTTTCGGCTCGACTTTCGCTTCGGTTTTCTGTTCGGCTTCTCCCACCTTCGGCGCGGCGCTTTCCCCCTGTTTCGCGTGGGGCTTCGCAGTCTTTTCCTGCTCCTCACGCCGAACCTCCGCAACACGCGCCGCCGTCCGCGCACGCACAGTCCCGACCTCCACTTTCGACGGTGTGATCGTCCGCTCCAGAAGCGCGTCAATCGCGCGTTCCACTTCCTCCGTTCCCGTCGTCAGATTGTCCGCAAGATGCTCCGCCGCAAAACTCAACACCTCGACAAACGGGCGGATCGAGCTGCTCGAAAGCCCCGCCGCCTTCGCCCCAGTAAAAACCGACATCAGTTTCTGCTTCAGCTTCTCACGGTCACTGCGGTGCTCCCGGAGCGCGTCCAGAAGCTCCTGACCCCCGTCGCGCGCCAGCGCCTCCTTCAGACTCATCCCCCACGACTGCACCATTCCGAGAAGACGGTCTCCCGCCTCGCGGTCTTTCGGGCTCTTCGCCTGCTCCGCAATCAGACGCGACTGCGACACCGGCACAAGTTTTCCCTTGTCCTCCGCTTCCGCAATCGCCTCCTCCGTAATTCCCACGCGACCCGCCATATCCGGATCGCTCTGATAGAACGTCCGCGCATCCTCCGGATCAACTCCGAACTCACGCGTATTCATCTGCTCGTAAAATTCCCGCGCTTGTTCCGGCGAACGATGTTCCATTGGAACCTCCGCCGCCGCATTCACCATTGCATCGTGGTCATCCTTCAGCTTCGCAAAATCCCGGTAACGCTGAATCTGATACGGTATCCGGATCACTTTGTGCCCGTTCGTCATCACCGCGGTGGAAATCATAATCGTCGCCGCCTCTTCCCCGCTTTCCACAATGCTCTCACGGTTCATGTTCAGAACCTCAATCCCCGTCATCTGATAGCCCAGCGTCTCCGCCCGCTCCAGAGCATTGTTCCAGAACTCTTCCATCGTCTCCGATACCCAGCCGCTCAACGGAACCCCGTCACGAAGAGAACGCACAAGCATTCCCCCTTTCACCGGATCGCGGCTCACGCGGTCTGCAAAAACCTGAACAATCCGGTTTTTCCATTTCTTCGGAACCAGCTTCGATAAAGCCCCGTCAAGCGGAAGCACCTCGCCGCCCCATTCCGAAACTCGTTCCGTATAGTCTCGCAGAACCGTGCGCCCGATCAGTGTGAACAGCTCGTCAACCTGCGCCTCCGGAACATATGTCTTTACCCCGCTCCCGTCCAGTGCGTAAACAGGTCCGCCTTCCCATTCGTTCAGCGCCTGCGCCGCATCCTTCGGAAGCATCAGCGGCGTCCGCCGCAGTTCCCCCGTCAGCACATCCTTCGACGCGCTCCCCAGCGCCTTCCAGCCTTTCGACGATCCCAGCGCCTTCACAAAGCTCCCGAGCCCGTCGATTCCCTGCTGCTTCATCGAAAACTTGATCGCATTCTTCAGCCCCAGCCGAACCCCTTGTTTCGCAACCGTCGCCATTCCGCCCGTAAGCCCGAACTCAATCATGTAGGGAATGCACATCGCAACCGCGTTCGCCACATTCCCCGCCATCGTCAGCCCCCGGATCGCTCCCGACTGCTCCGAAAGATACGTCAGCAGTTCCAGCTGATCCTCAATCGGGCTGTTCCCGTCAATCTGCGCCAGCTCCTCCGGACTCTTCGTATACCCGAACAGACGCCTCCCGTACTTCGCAATGTCTCTCCATCCGAGCACGTTCAGCGCCTCTGCGTAATCCACGGATTCCATGCCGCCCTTCCGCAGCGTCGGAAGCTCAATGTCCGAAAGGTCAACCCCGCGCTCACGCGAAATCTGATTCAGCTTCCGCGTAAGATCGGCGTCCCCCATCTCTTTCCAGCTCGCTCCCATCCGCATGTTCAGCTCGTTCAGAAGCGCAATCCGCTTCTTGAAATGCGCAACAGCCTGACCGACAAGGTACTTCTTTCCCTCGTCCGTCAAGCCCCCCATTTCCACGTTGAACGGGTCAAACTTCACCTCTCTCCGGATCAGACGCATCCCGCGCTCGATCACCTTCCGCTCCTCGGGTCCGCACGTCTCCAGATACGATACAGGCGCATCCTCCACACGACCGTCCCTTACAAATCTCCCCGACGGCAGAAGACGGTACCCCTGCGTCGTCATCTCGATCCGCTTCGGATATGGAACCCCGTTCTTCTCGTAACCCGACTGAATCTCCCGCATCCGCTCTTCGTGGCTCATGTTCGCCCAGCGCGCCGCACGAACCCACGCATCCAGCTGCGGAAGCTGGTCCCGGTATGTCGCCACCCGCGACGGATTCCCGATGATGATCTTCTGAAAATCCGAACTCAGCTCCTTCGCCGAAAGAACCTCCATCTCGCTGTTGTCCATGTCCATGAACATCTGCGGCGACGCCAGAAGCCCCTTCGCCTGCGCCTTCCGCGCCTTGTCAATCGCAATCGTCGCCTGTTCCGCATTGTCATCATACAGATTCAGAAACGCCGTCGCCGTGCTCTCCTGCTGTGCCTCCTGAACCGATTTCGAAAGGTCCGTTCCGCTTCCCACAGAAATACTCGGCATCTCACCCATGAACTCCGCAACGTTCTCCTCCTTCGTGTAGTCCTCCGGAGAATAGCCCGTCGTTTTCTTCGCCTCTTCAAAAAGTCCGTCGCTCATCTGATTCCTCCCCGTGCTCCGACATTCATGATATACCGACGGGCGTGTTCCCGATTCTTCGCCAAGTCATCATCCATCTCCTGCTGCGCCTTTGCCTCCGCCGCTTTCACTTTCGCGTCCGACTCCTTCGTCCGGTAATACGTCTTTCCACGGTACTTGAACTCAGCTTCACCCTTTGCGGTACCCTCATCCACCGAACCCGGCGCACGGTTCGTCCGCTTGAGTTCCTCTTCGTCTTCCCAGATTCTCCGCGGACGAAGCTCAAGACGAATCCCGTTCAGAACTTTCTCGAATTCCGCAATCTGCTCCGGACTCTGCGCCAGATCGCAGAACGCACCGTATGTCACATCCGTCGTATAGCTCCCGTCCTCACTCACCGCCTTGCCCAGAAACTCCGGAAGCTTCACCGTCCGCATTCCGCCCCACCACGAGGGCTCGCTCGCATTCTTCGCCTGAAGCAGTTTCGTGATCGTCCGCCGGACTGCAAGCAAATCCTCTTTGTTCAGCTTCCCTTCACGCGCACGCTGCGCACGCTCCACGTCCATCCCCAGAACCTTCTGAACTTCAAGCACCAGCTCCGGCGCGAGCGCATTCACCGACTGACCCGTGAAGTAAACTTTTCCCTTCCCCTCATCAACCGTAAAGTCGCAAAGCCCGTTCAGAACCGACGACACCTGTTCCGAGGCAATATTCATCGGGAACCCGTCCTGAAAATTCTTGATCTGCTGAAGCTCGTCCGCCGTAAAGTCGCAAAGCGCTATCGCCCGGCTCAGCTGCTTCCGGTCCGTGGAGTCAAAACGCAGATTCGGATTGCTCTCCCCCGCCCGGTTCAAATCAATCTTCGTCCCCGTCGCCATCGCGCTCGCTATCTCCACTACCTTCGCCTGACGCGACGCTTTCGCCGCCGGAAGATTCCGCTTCCGGATATGCGCTTCCGACATCTTCCGCGCCGCCGTCCGCATCAGCTCATCCTTGATATAGCTCTCCGGCAACCCTTGAATCTTCTCAATCAGGCGACCCTCGTTTCCCGCCGCAAACAGGTTCACTCCCGTCCCGTTGTAGTCCGAAAACTCATCAATAATCTGTTCCCGTGCCGCCTTTTCCCATGCCCGCGACTGCGCCCGTGACTGGTTGATCTGGTAATACAGCGCGTCGTACTTCTTCTGCTCAATCCCCGTCTCGTCTTTCCGCGCCTTCGCAAGCTGTTCCTTCAGCATCTCCTGCGCTTTCACTTCCATCGCGGGTGACCACAGCTGTCCGCCAAATGATTTCTTATCCGTCTGCGCATAGTCCGCAACCGCCGCGCTCCAATCCCGGCTCGCATCCAGCGACGCGTTCAGACGCGTCCGCGCCCTTTGAACTTCCGTGGACAACGCCTCAAACGCACGCTCCGAAAGCGCATTCGCCCCTTTCGCTCGCGGATCATGCTTCGCCACATACTCCTCCGCCCCGCGAACATCTCCCCATTTCAGCAGATTCGTCACGCGCTCCTGACGCGCCAGATCAATCGAATTCTGCCTGCTCTGCTCAAACTGTAAATTCTCCTTCAGCAGTCTCTCCCGCATGTCCGCGAGTTTCACCCCGCGCCCGTCCGGAGATATCCCATGAACAATCCCGTCCTTCACCGGATAGCGCTGACCCCCGAGCGCAACAAAACCCCTCTCCGCATTCTTGTCGAACGTCGCAATCGCCTCACGGTCAATCACCCCGTTCGTCAGCTCATACGCCTTCCGCTGCGATTCCAAAAGCGTCTCTATCTCGCGCTCGTTCCCTGTCGCCCCGTGAAGCGCCGCGCTGTTCTTCTGATTTTGCGTCTCAAGCTGAATCGTCGCCGACTTCACCTTTCCGCGTGCCGTGTTCACCACATGCGACATCCGCGTCGTCTGATTCTCTTTCGCATAAAGCTGGAATCTCTGCGACGGACGTGCTCCGTATGCCGACAGCCTCTCCAGCTGTCTCTGCTCCGCCGATTCGAATATCCGGCGGGCTCTCTCCCCCGCATCCGCCGCAGAGATTCCTTCCAGATTGTTCACTTCGCTGTCAAGACGCGTCTGCACCTCCTGATTGTAGTCCGCCCGCGCCTGTGCCAGCGCAAGCTCCTGACCCTCTTCTCCGAGGCGCACAGCCCCGTTGAAGATGCTCTCCATATCCGAACCGAAATTCTTCAAACTCTTTGCGAGCCCCCCGAGTGTATCCGGCATCCCCGGGTGCCGCGTCGTAACCCGCGCCTCTCTCGGCGACCCGAACACACTCTGCATCGGCGTCTCTATCCTTGCCATTCTCCGTCTCCTTTATCATTCCGCGTGCGCTTCTGCGACACTCCCTTGCCGCTTCGCGGCAAGGAGCCTGCAAAACTTCTCCCCGTGAACCCCGTAGGGCTCCGGTTCCCCGATCGTGAATCCGATCATCTTCAGCCACCTCAGCGACTTCTCATACCGCGCATCGCACCAGTTTGTCAGCACCGGATAGCGCGTCAGGAATTCCCGCACGATCTCCCGTCCCCCATGCACCATCGCCATCGGGACCCGGTCGCAGACTTCCGTCCCGAGCGCCCAGATCGCCGCTTCATCGCGGAACAGAGCCCCGCTCGCCCCGAACAGCATCATCGGCTCCCCGTTAAAACAGCCCGTGTAGCACTCGTCGCTCCCGTAAAAGGACTGCATTACCGCGTCAACTCCGCGAAGCCCCAGAGCTTCCGCCTCCAGACGGTCCGATTCCCGCAGACGTTCCCCCACGTACCGCGCGTCCTCCGCCGTCGATTCCCGTATCGTAATCCGTTTATCCATTCGTCCTCCGGAGGTTGCGCGTCAACTTTTTGCCGGAGCAAATTTCGACAGCCCCGTCGCCACATTGAATGTCGTCTTCGCCGTGCTCCCGACCGTCTCGATCATCCCGCCGAGAAGCGACGTCGTCTTCTGCTGCGCATACCCCGCCGCCTGCGCTCGGTAAAGCGCCGCTGAATTCGAGTCGTTCACCCCCTGAACTTTCGACTGCCACGACGCGCTCGCCGTATCGTAATTCAGATTCTTCAAATCCAGATCGTAAGCGTTCGCAAGGTCCGCTTCATGCTCTGCGGAACTTCCCGACCCCAGAACAACTCCGTTCGCCGCATATCCCGCTCGACCGCTTCCCATCCTCTGCTGCGCCTCCCGCAGCAGCGCCGCGCGCTTCTGATTCGCCGCAAGCTCGATATTCTCCGCTCTCCGGTACGCCAGCTTCGCATTGCTCTCCGCAACCTCCGCCTGATATTCCGCCTGCTTCTTCTGATTCTCCGCATTCTGCACAGCGGACACTGTACTCACAATTCCGCCCGCCGCACTTGCCACAATCGCCGTAACTCCTGCGGCAAGCATCAGCGTTGTCCCGATCGTTCCCAGTGAAAGAACACACATCTTCCCTTCTCCTCTGTTTATCCTCGCGTGCCGGCGTCAGCCGCCGCGCTGAAGTTGCGTGCGCCCTCAGGCGCTCAACAGCGGCGCCAGCCGCTCGGCCCTTTCGAGGCGGCTTCGCCGCCGACACTCCCGCCCGCATCGCGGGCGGGTCATCCTACATTGACTGCCGTCATCAACGAAAGCACGGTCATCGGCAGAGGGTCCTCCTGCTTGAACACAATCGTCGCCTCTTCACGGTGCAGCCCCGGCAATACCAGATTCACTTCCCCCGAATAGAGCCCCGGCGCTTTCCCCCACTTCCCCGGAGGAGGAAACTTCACCTCTGTCAAATGCTCTTCGTCCGGACCCGCTTTCAGACCGCGCGTCTCCCGCACAAGAAATGTGACGTATGGAACATTCTTCTTCAGCCCGACCGTCACTCCCTCCGGCGTCGTCACCTCCGGGTCCAGCGTCTCGACAAGCGTCTCATATCCGAGCCCGATCGCAATCTTCCCGGCGGGCGAGGGCAGTTCCGCTGTTCCGGTTTCCGACACCCGCAAGCCCCGGATCACCGACCCGTCCGCAAGCGCCGCAACCTCGCATCCCGCAAGGTGTTCAAGCCCCGTAATATGCGAAATCGGATGCTCCGCGTCGTCATACGAAAGCCCGCAGTCCACGAAAAAGCTCTCTTCTATCGCGTCCCCGTATTCCCGCCGCTTCTGATACTCCAGGAAATACCGCCCGCCGCGGTTCACCAGGAAATACACATTGTCGTGCTCTCCCTCGCGAATCGACGTCACCGATACAAACTTCGCCCCCGAACTCTCGTGGGAACTCCATGCCCATATCTCCTGCTCTTTCATGTACGTGAACGTCAGCAGCCGCCCGCTCTCAAGACATATCCAGATCGTGCTCCACGGACTTTGCTGATACGCCCAGTCCCTCACCGGACTGTCAATCAGATTCTCCGCAAGTACCGAAACATCCGTCCCCGTGTACCCGTCATCCGTCAGCTGGTACTTCAAATCACGGATCACTTTTCCCGAATTCTCCGCAAACACGATGCTCGTCCCCGATACAATCGGCGGAACGTCGCTGCTCCCCCAGTAGCTTTGCAGATTGAATGTGATCGTCGTCGGCGTCACCGCATCGCTGTTCTTCCCCGCCGACAATTGGAACTCCGCCCCGCTCGTCAGCATCAGAACATCCCGCAACGGGATGAAATGGCGTATCTCGTTCATCTGCTTGGAATCAACCGTCGCCGTGATCGCGCTGTCGTCCCGCAGAGGATTGCTCACCGCCATCGAATCAAAAGCCCCCGTCTCCGAAAGCCACACGGTTTGCGGTTCCAGATTGCTGCGCCCGAACACAAGCCTCTGCTGGTATATCCCCACCGCGCCCGGATAGCTGTTCACCTTGTCCGGCGGATTCCCGCGCAGATGTTTCTTCGGGTCCGAAAGCTCAGCACTCCCTTTCGCGCTGTCATTCTCCGGTTTCGAAACACTTACGTACTTCCATTCCCCTTCCGTCGAATAACGGAAGTAGACATTGTACGCTTCCCCGTGCTCCACCGTTTCCCACTCAACCTTCGCGCTCTCCTTCGTCACAGCCGCCGTCACCGCCGCGCTCGCAACCGATTCCGTCCCCGAAGAATTCAGCGCGGAAACACGAACCTCCAAAGTCGATTCCCCTGAAGCCCCCGCAACCGTTACGCCCGACGGCTTCTCCGGCGGGTTGAACGGGTCGCGGTTCTCCTTCGGCCCCGTCCCGCTGTCCCCCTCAATGCAGTTGTCCGTAAAGGAATTCGTATCCGCTGAGCCCAGCCAGGCAAAATAACCGCGCTCGTCCTTGTAAACCTCGTAGTGATCCGCTCCCTCGACCGCGTCCCACGTCAGCTTCACACGGGCCCCGGAGGGCCATGTCGAAAGCGTCGAAGCCTCCACCGAATCCGACGGCATCCCTTCCACCTGACGGCTGTTCACCGCCGATACCTTGTAGCTGCAACTCGTCTTCACATAGGTCCCCGAGCTGTCATTGAAGCCCGTCGCCGTCGCCTTCAACCCCGTCGGCGTCGCAATGTCCGGGAAAAAATCAATCTTCGAAAATTCCCACAGATGATTCGCACGTCTCACCAGCTTCATCGGCGGGTGCGACGGGTGCGCGAGAAACATCGTATCCGCCGACTGTGCAAATTTGACCTTCCACACCTCATCCGGTGCATAGGGCGTTTCAATCTCCGCAATCTCTCCAGACGGAGTGCATACCGCGCCGCCGTCCTTGTAAATCCGCATCTTCGCGAAGTCCCCCGTCTCCGGCTTGAAAAACAGAAGAACATACGTCTGTGTCACCGAATAAGTGAACGGAATCAGACATCCCGCCCCCGCAACCTCATCAATAAAATATGTCCCCGGACGGTTCGATATCCCGCCGTGCGCATGAACAATCCCGTTCACGATCCGCTTGCATCCGGACCCGTATTTCTGCAAATCCGTTCGCGCATGCACTCCGGGTGACATCACCCCCGCCGTAAAATTGTTCTGATACTTCTTAGCAATCGCCATAAATACGCGCCTCCACATACGGATTCTCCCGGAGCTCCTCCCGCTCCTCCCGCGCAGACTGCGTCGCCGCCTGCGTCACCTTCGTCGCGTAAACATTCATGTAATTCGCCATCAGCTCGCTCGACCCCTTCACCGGCATCGCAAGCTCCGACGCCAGCTTGTAGCTGAACGCCTCAATAAACTTGTCGTCAAACAGCGACGCGTCCTCCACATCCGATACGTACTCCAGAATTGCCTCTTCCGCATCCGTGCAGAGAACTCCGCCGCGAACCGTGAACCGGGCTCCGTTTCCCTCGAAGTCCGGCTCTTCGCTTCTCCTCAAACGGATCACCCGGAGACAATCCGCCGGAAGGGAATAGGCAAAGCGGAAATCTATCACCTTCTCCGACAGCCGCGCAAGGCGCGCAGTCACAATTGAAAAGTTCCACGTGTAATCCCGCAGCGTCGCACGACGCGCCGGATCGTAGAACACCTTCGCCATATTAGCGGGTACTGTCCCCTCGCTCAAACTCTGTATCGGACTCTCCCCCAGCCGGGCGAGAGCTATGTTGATGATTTCCACTTTGCCCGTCATTTTCTCTCCTCTTTCCGAGCCGCTAAATCCCCGCGTGCCGGCGTCAGCCGCCGCGCTGAAGTTGCGTGCGCGTCAGCGCCGCTTATCCCCCTCGCGTGCCGGCGTCAGCCGCCGCGCTGAAGTCATGCGCCCTCAGGCGCTCAACAGCGGCTCCAGCCGCTCGGCCCTTTCGAGGCGGCTTCGCCGCCGACACTTTCAAGCCCGCATCGCGGGCGCCACTTGCCGAGGCGGCATCCGCCGCCGACACTCTCCGCGCCCAGCGCGGAGCAGCTCCTTCCATTTCAAAGAGCTCCCCCGCGCGGACGTAATGCGTCCCGACACATCCGTCTGTCATTGCAACATACTGCACTGTGCCGAACCCCGCATCAAAGGTCTTTGCTCGCAAACGCCGTCACATTGCCCGCAGTGCCGGTCCCGGCAATCGTGTAGGCAAGACGGATATAGCGCTTGAAGCCCTTCGGACACCGCACGCAGAACACCTCCGCCCCCCTCGTCAGATCGGCAACGGGAATCGCCCCGCTCTGAACCAGCGTCGTGTAGGTGCTCTTGTCCTCCGATGTCTGTACCGCAATCGTAAGACTCGTCGCCCCCGCAAAAGCGGTTGTCACAATCCCGTGAATCGTCAGCTCCTGACCGACCGCATCCCCCGCGGCGCCAAGATCAAGTACAGTCGAATTGCCCGACGCCTTGACCTCCTGGTCATCCGAGAACATCAAATCTTTGTCGATAATCATCTCTCAATCCCTCCCTCAGGAAATTTTCGCTTCGCTCGTCAGCAGGGTCTCCTGCTCACGGATCGGAATGCCGCGGAAATGAAGCACAGGCTTGCCGCAGACGTCCACGTAGCCGAGAAGAAGATTGCTCTTCGCCTGGCACTGGAGGTCGAGGAGTGTAATCAGCTCCTTGCGCATGTAGATCGCCGTGCGGGTCATTGCGGACTTCTTCGGCAGTTTGTACACCGCCTTTGTAAGCGCGGTCAGAACGTTCACGGCGGAGTTGTTGTTTGCAACCGCATCGGAAATGTCAACGTTCGCAATGCGGACCGCCGAACGCCAGTCGCGGACCACAAGTCCCGCGTCCCAGGAATAGTGCGTGCGGTGCGCTTCAAACTGATTGCCGTCCGCATCCTTCACTGTCTGAACGCCCTTGTAGTTCTCCGAAAGACCCGCTTTCGAGCCCTGCGGATAAATGCCGCAGACACTGTCCGGTCCCCACTGGATAAGCCAGATCGAGGTGTTGTCGGAACCCTGTCCGCCCCCGTCAATGACGTTCGTCTCTGTCGCGGTGGTGCCAATCTTCTGGTAATAATTCCCGAGTCCGACCGGCTCCTGCGGAACAGACGGATCACCATAGAAAAACACTCGCGCAATCTCCTGACCGAAGCCCTCGACAAACGCATTGTTCTCGGACGCAAGGAAGTTCGCCGCTCCCTCCTGGCCGCCGTTGCGGCGCGCAAGCTCAACCTGCTTCGCGTCAACCTCGGAATAAATCTCCAGCATGCCGCAATGTGCTTTGATCTGTTTCGTGGTGCTCTTCCCGTTCGGAACTCCGCTGTTCAGCATGCGCCACGTCGGTGTCGGAATCCCCGTTCGGATCGTGGTCACGTGTGTCACCCCGCTGTTGCATTCCACCCACGGAATGTCATCCAGAATCGGATTCGATTTGTTCATGATTTCCACAATGTTGGAAATCTTCGCGTCGCCGCTGCGTCGCGCGACGTCCATCAAGGTAGGATAGTTCAGCATCCTCTCTCCCCTTTCTCTTGTTGTTTATACATTCGGAAAACGAAGCAGATTGATGTTCTGCTCCGCCCGCTCCCCTTTGCCCTGCGGAAGACTGTCTTCACCGACAAGGCGACCGACCTTCGCAAAAACTTTCCAGAGCGCCGGATGATCGCTCATCCACGAATCCTCGAAAAGCTCCTTCTCGTCCTTGTCCTTCAGCACTGCGCGCATTCCGCGCTGCACAAGCCCGCGCTCATTCGCAAAGTCCGGACGCTGACGGATCGCCGCCCGCCACTCCTTCCTTCGCGCCGCAAGCGCATTCAGCCCCGCCGCCTTCTCATCCGTCATGCGCCGGGTGAAATAGTCCACCAGCTCCTGCGCATGACTCTGCGAAAGATTCATCCCCTTCAGCATCGAGCTCACTTTCTCGAACTCTTCCCCCTCAAGAGCAAATCCCTCCGGAAGTTTGAAGGGCTCATACTTCTCCGGTGCGCCCGGGTCTTTTTCCGCCTCTTCCCCTCCGTCCGGAGTCATCAGCGGTTTGTCCGCCGATTCCCCCTCCGCAGTCTCTTTCCCCTGCGGCTCCCCCGTGGAAACCGCTTCGGGCTTCAGCATCGGTTCATCCTGCACGTCGCTCGTTACGGTGTTGTCCGCTGCAACTTCGGCTCCCGATTCACTGTTCTCCATTTTCATTCTCCTCTGTTAAATATCTCGTGTTCTGTTCCATCAGAAGATTGTACTCGTTCTCCGCCTTCACTACCAGTTCCGGCGACACCCGCTTCGCGTCCGCCAGAAGACGCTTCCCGATCTCCTGCTTCGCCAGAAGACAGTACGCAGACGCATTCAGCGCGAAGCTCTCTTCGAACACCTTGCAGTCCTCCGCGATGATCCGCCAGAGCAGCACGCGCGTCAGCGGATTCTCAAGCATCGCAAGCAGCGCTGTCCGGTAATGCTGCTGACTCGGAGTCTCCCTCATCATAGCAGAGCCCCTCCGAGTCCGCCCGTGAGAACCCGCTCGACATCCGCCGGGTTCACATCGCTCATCAGCTTCGCCGAATTCGCCAGGGGTTCCGCAACCGCAGCCCCCTGCGCGAGTTCCTGCTGCTTCTTGTCCGCCGCAACCGCTTTCTCGTAGTCCTCGTCGGTGTTGAATATCCCCGAACGGACCCCGATCATGTTGTTGTACTCCTTGAACGCCTTCAGCGGATTCAGCGCATGGCGGAGCTCCGGATACACGCTTACCATGCTTCCCAGAAACGCCACACTCTGCTCAATCCGGCTCACCCCGACCGCCTTCTGCGCCTGCGACAGAATCGAGACGTATTCGATCTCCGTCTCCCCGAGATCGATTCCCTCCGGCGGGGGAGGGATCATCCCGGCATCCGTCGCCAGACGGAACGTCCGCGCAATCAGCGGGTCCAGCAGTTCGTAATGTATCCGCTCAAGCACGGGACCCAGCATCAGGAGTTTCTCCTCATGACGCTCCGCCACTTCCCGCGCCGTCATCTGCGGATTGTCCTGCGTCAGAAGCGCGAGAAACAGACTGTTGTACAGTCCGTCCTTGATATCGTTCACCACCTTGTCAATCTTCAGCTGAAGCTGCTGAACATTCGTCTGAACCGCCACGAGCGGCGCAACCGCGCACTCGTTCATGTTCGAAACCACATTCAACCCGCCCGGCTGCATGTTCAGCCCGCGACGCTCCAGTTCCGGCGGAATCCGCATCGGAGGCGTGACCCCCTTTGCAATCCCCTTCAGTGCGTCCGATTCCATCTTCTGCACCATCTTCACGTCGCCGATAATGTCCCGCGTCGGAGGAACCCCGTAAACGTCCGTGTCGATCGCATCCCAGCGCGGCGTCATCACCGGATAGGAATGGTAATGCGAGACACGCAGAAAATCTTCACCGCCATCGTTTCCCGACGCGAGAAAATGAACGCTCCCGATCTCCTCGCCGTCCTTCACCGGAAGCCCGTATGCCTCCGGATGCTTCAAGATCGCGTTCACCGTCTCGAACCGCTTCTCGTATCCGCGGCTTTCGAGCGCCGAACGCACGCGCTCCGGCAGATGCTCACGCCCGTAGTTCAGCTCCAGCTGACGCGCCGTCAGGAACTCAACATAGTAGAACGCATCAACCTCAAACCACTGGTCTGTGGACAAGTAGTAGGTTCCGGTCGTGAACGGGCGGCAGAAAATCACCTTTTCCGGGTGACTCATGACCGACATCGCCCCGCTTCCGAAACCCGCCATCTCAAAATAAGTGTGCAGGAGCGCCGAATACACGTTGCTCCTGCGGTAAATTCCTTCCAGGACTTCCTGAACCTTGTCGTACCACTCTCTCACGGGCTGATACCGCGCAATGTCCGGATCAGGGTGCGTCAGCAGAAACCATTGACGCGCCTTGCTTGTCAAGCCCGACTGCATCCCGCTTGCGAGGATTGAAAGCGCGCGTGAAGCGACGCCGTTGATCCGCTTGTCGCTGAAGGCATTCTCCCCGCGGTTCACCTCATTCACATTCGGCGACGTCAGAAACCGTCCCCGCTGGGGCGCGATGTAGTCCTTCACATCCCGCCAATACGGTTCCCAGCTCTGACGCTCGTGCTTGAGCTCCGCAAAATGTTTCCTGATTTTCTCCAGAGAACTCTCCATCCTCTTCCCCTCATTTCTCCCCCGCGGACGGGTCACTCTCCTCCGAGAGTTTTTTTCTTGCTCTCGACGGCGGAATCCGCCAGAGAACCGCGCGTGACATTCGTCCCCGCAATCCCGTACTTCTTCGCCGCCGCGTCTTTCGCGCTGCTCCGTGCTTTCGCCACTTCCGATTCCGTGTATTTCACAGTCTCCGGCTCCGGCGGAACAGGTGTGCTTTTCACTGAAGGTGTTGCTCCCATATCTCACTCTCCCTCTTAAAAATCCAGTTTATCCTGCGCAAACAGCGAACGCCCCGATCCCGCAAAAAACGCCGGACCCGATGCACTCACCGGATACGCGAAAGTCAGAGCCAGCGCGTCCGCTGTATCCGGACTCCGCCCCAGGCGCTGTTTCACGAGTTTCTTCTCTTCCAGTTTCAAGCGCCCGCGATCTATCTCGTAGCGCACATTCGTCAAATCCTTGCACAGCGTCTCATCGTTCGGAAGAACCCCCGTCAAGACCCATCGCGCCATCTCATCCCACATCTCCGCGCGCTTGTTGAAATAGTGATCGCTGTCATTCGCTTTCGCGCTGAAATTAATCTCATAGATTGTCAGTTCGTTTCCCACCATCCGACGCAGATTGTCAACCACACCGAGCCCGTAGCCTCCCGTGCAGTCCACAAAAACCGCATCCAGAGGCTGCGAACAGTGCTCCAGGACGATCTGATTCGCCAGATACAAGCTGTCAACATCCCCGAATTCCTTCTTGCTGAACACAACCCGACCCTGCCGCCGGACCATCTCCGTCTTGTCCGCGCCATGCCCCGAAGTATCCACTCCAAGCACATTCGGCGCATTCCGGTAGTCCGATTCCGGCAAACTCCGCTTCATCGCCGCTCTCACCGGAGCAAGCGAAATCAGAAGACTCCCGTCATTCGCCAGCCAGTCAAGCTCCATCTCCTGACGCCACGCAATGGAATCCGTGCCGCCCATTCCGGCGGCGAGCTTCTCCAGTTTGTCCTCCGTCAGCCACGGAATCCGCCCCCGGGTAACGCTGATCGGATAGTACAGACTCGCCCAGTGCGGATTATAGCGATCACTCTCTTTATCTCCATTGCGGTAAAAATCGTACAGCTGGTCCATCCCCTTCACGGTTCCGGTTATCACAGACCAGCCAGAACGGTCCGCGAGACGCGGGACGAGGACTTCGCCCCATATCCCCGCCTTCATCGTCGCCGCTTCATCCACAATCATTCCGTCGTCGTATCCGCCTCGGAGATTCTCCGGTTCCTCCAATCCGGAAAACTGAAGAATCGCCGGTGCGTTCACAGCGCACTCGAATACAACACGTGCGTCCGTGCGCGACACCTCGATCCCGCGGACTCCATTCTTCCGCATGCGCGAGATCATCTTCATCAGCGGAGCCCACGCGATCTCCTTCGCCTGCTTCAGCGTCGGCGCGATGTATTTGTAGTTCGGGGCGGGAAGCGGACACGTCAGACAGCCCGTAATCAGCTCCGCCAGGCAAGCCTCCGTTTTCCCGAACCTCCGGTGAGCGACAAACGTCGTGTACGTCTGTTCCCTCCGGACCCGGTGGAACTCCCTCTGGAAGACCGTGGGCGTGTAGCCCATCAGCTCCCCCGGCGTGAACGAAACTTCCTTAGTCATTCGTGAGGTCCCCCTTCAGCACCACCTGGACTCCGACATTCACCGCGTCGTTCTTGTCGTAATAGCCCAGCAGTTTGCACAGCTCCTGGCGCGCCTCGCGCTGATAGCTGAGCGGCATGGACGCCATTCTTGAGATGATTCCCCACGACACCGCCAGTTCTTCCTTTGTCGGTATCGGTGCGGGTACGGTTGCATTGAGGCGGGAAGCCTCTGTGAGAATCCGGAAAACAGCGGGACTCGTAAGATACCGGACGAACTTGTCGGGCTCGATGAATTCCAGTTCGGAAAGTGAAACCAGGTCGCCCTTGTGCCTGATCCACGCCTTGATGAATTCCGCCTGTCTCCCATTCAAATCCGCCTCTTCACGCGCCTCTGTCAGCTGTTCTTTGGTCGGCTTCATCGGCGAGCCCTTTTCGAGCGATTCGAGCACAAGGGACAAAAAGTGCGATTCCGCGCGTGTCGGGACTACCTCCCCCGCGCTCGCTTCTCGTCTTTGGGGTATCCCCCCTCGAATTTCCAGTTTCTCCACCCCTTGTCCCCCGTGTGCGCCCGCTCGCGCGTACCGTCCGCGCGTCCTATTCGGGCGCTCCGATTTGCACAAATCCGCCGCGCCCGCGCCGTTTTGAGTGTAAAACATGCAGGTTTTGTACCTGATCCGCGCCCGTTTTTGAGTTCAAAAAGTAGGGTATCGTCCATAACGGAAAAGTCAAGCGGTGAAATTTTTCGACGACGAAAAAAGGCAGAAAAAAGTTTTTTTTGCCTTACGAATTGCGCTATCCATCCTATATGATGCCATGCCAGTAACACCGGCGGAGCTCCTTGAAAAACTTAAAATGTTTCCCCGCTCGCCGCGGGGAATAGGACGACAAGCTCCAGGTCGTCAGCCCGGAGCAGGTACAACTCCCTGCTCAAAAGGAACCGCGATTTTACGGTATTTGCGCGGATAACAAAGCGTTTTCGAATTAGGGCGCGGAAAAACTCGCGTTGTAATTCGAGAACACTTTAACCTAAGGAAGGAATAAAAAAAAAATGGATATGGAGTACACGGCATTTATCGGGCTGAATGACAGAGAGTCATACCAGCAGGAAATCGCAACGGAGGAAGCCCGCCGAATTGTAATATCAGCATTCGGCTGCTGTACGGTACAGGACTGTACCGGAGGGTACGTACACCAAAACGGAGTGCAAACGCAGGAAAATAGCTTCAAGGTGACTATTTTTGCGGATTCGAGCGAGGAGCCGCGAATCGTGGAGGCGTGCCAGAAAATCAAGAAGGCGCTCAACCAGGAGGCGATATACCTTGATTCCCGCCTGGCAACCAGCCGTCAAATTTGAATTTTCAACCACGTGGCATGGAGAAATCCGTGCCGCGCATTGAGAACTCAAACCAAAGAAAGAAAGGAAGAAAAATGGCAAGAAGCGTAATAGTTCAAGAAGGAGCGGAGCTAGTTATCTACTTCGCAGCGGATGAATTCAGCTGCGTAGATATCGTGCACTCGTTGCAGAATAGATTCCCTTCACTGGAACCAGTCGGATGGGATGATTTTGCGGACCGTCGGATGCAAGCGCAAGCAGACCGGGAAAACACGGCTATTCTGGAGAACACCCGGTGTGTAATTTTCTACACAGAGTATTGCGGTATGGGCACTCTATCCGTATGCAGACTAAGCGACTACACAGACGGACAATTCACGCAGTATTCGGGCTTAGATGCCCACTGGATACAATCCGCCCGCAAATCGATAGAAAAAGCCGTCGGGCTAGCCGCCCGTATAGTTAAACCATTCTGCCATTTCAGCAATGGCGAAGTTTGGTACACAAGATAAAACAAGATAAAGGAGGGCTAAAATGAAGTACGGAATCAGCTGTAACAGCTTCAGCCAGAAAAAACTTTTAAAATTCGCGTCGCCTGAAGACGCTAGAAAATGGCTGAAAACTGAAACGTTCGCCTTTGCAACTCGCGAAATCATTACCCGCCGGGAGGCGGAAAAGATTTTCGGGAGAAAAGAAGTTAAGCGGGCGGAAATTTGGCAAGAAGTCCGCTCGCCGTGGGAAAAATAAAAGGAGATTATCATGGAACACACAGTAGAAATCACAATGAGCACTTGGCTTTCCCTGCTGGAGGATCGCCGCGAAGTAATTAGCCCCCGCGGGTGGACGATTCCGGACTGCGTCTGGAATTATGCAGTTGAAATCCTCGAAGACTGTGGCCCCTCCCCGGACCCGGCTAAAAACGATCCGAGCTATCTAGTAGACAACCTCGCCGTAAATGGTGATTACGGGAGTTTCGATGATTACCGGAACACGGGCGAATCTGATGAGGAACTCATCGCCCGGGTGAAAAATAGAGCACTGGTAATCTTCCCCGAGGAAAAAATCATCGTGTACTCACTTTAAGGAGAAAAAAAATGAACTACATCGTTGCAATTGACTGGAAAGCTAGATACCGCGAAGGTTTCAGCTTCATAAATCTGGAATCGAAGGACGAAAAGGGGGCGATGATCGAAGCTCCCGCGGCAGCCTGCAAGTATGGCGCCTCACTGGAGTACAACGCGCTCGAAAACAAGAGTGGGAAAAGCCCGGGGGACATGGAAGGGATGAGGGGAATCTTCTGCCTGCGGCTGCTCAAGCAGAACAAATCCGAAGAAAAAGCCCGGATCGCGAGAGATTGTGGGGTAGCATATATCCCTCCTTACCACAAATGGCGCGAAGATGAGGAAGATCTTAACCAGCTATGGTACCTATAACCCCCGCCCGGGGCAACCCGGGCATAAAAACTAAAAAAAAAAAAAGAAAAGGAGCTTGAAATGGCTATCAAAATAACAAGAACGGTCAGAGAATCGATGCCCGGGGGGAGAACTTTTTACACAACTCTCCCCTGCTTCCCCGGATTCTATGAATCCCCACTTTCGCCCGATACGGAAGACGCTATCGACGCGCTAGTCGAATACCATACAGAGGGGGACGGCTTTTTTCGTCATCGCCTCCCTACTAAACTCGTCGCCCGCTATTTTGAACGGGCGGAGGAGGAGCAATTGATATCCTTCGACTATGAGGGATATCAGGAGAGTTGCGCCCGCAAATTCTGCCGCATTGTGGAAGACTGTTTGAACGAAATCCTCCAAGGGTACGTCAGAATCGATTTCAAGGAAATCCATTCGCCGAAGTTCTACAACTTCGAAACCGACCGGGTTGCCTGCAACATCACATTCGAACCGGAAAGCGCACTCGACTACACGCGGAAGCACTACCCCGCGTTCTCCAGATACATCAGAGAGAGTTTCGCCACTCGCTCAGGCTTTATCTCTTTCATGTCAAACAATCCCGCCGATTGGCTTGACCCCGCCGAATGGGATGACAGACACCCCGGAGTTATCCTTGATTTCGTCCTCCAGAATGAAATCAAGGATGCGGAAGTCACTCTATCCGAACGAGTTCTGGAATTTACTTACAGAATAGACTTTGTTTCCCTGTCACCCGCAATAAAACAGTTCCTGGAGTCCGCCGAAGCCGCAAAAATTGGCAAGGAATATCTCCGACTCATGGAGCAGGGAGACGAATATCTCCGACTCATGGGCGAAAAGTACTGCGACGAAGTCCTCCTGCAAAAGGAGCGGGTCACAAACGAACTCGCCGATGAAATGCTGGAAGCCGCGTCCCTCCTCGAAGAGGAGCTGGAGAAGGCAAAAGCCGTCTGACAACGCCACGCCCGTGGTTTGCAATCGGGCAAATCACGGACTATATTACACAAAAATAAACAACATAGGATCAATTATGGTTATTGGACTTATAGACGTGTGGGGAATGCTCCAGCCAGTCTTAACCGTGGGCGGCTTTCTGATGGTCGCCGTCTGCCTGTACTGCATTGGAGTTGACGCCGCTTACCGTATCTGGCTGCGAATGCGGGTGAGGGAACGCGAAGAGCAGGAACGCAGGGAACGCGAAGAACAGGAACGGAGGAACCGCTGATGTTTTACATCAAGTACATGACCCCGACCTTACAGGACGCAATCCGCATCGGACGCATGGCAAAACGTATTCACGCCGTCCCCCTCCCGAAATGCATCGCAATCTCCGATATGGACGAAAAAGACCCCGTGTACCGGATGCCCCAGTACGGGAAGCCGCAAATCCGCGTCCGCTGGATGATCGGCACTCAAAACCTCCAGATGATTGAGGATAAGTACGCATGGCATCGCGCCATCTACCTCTATGAAAACTACCCATACTGGCTTGCATACATCATCTCATGGCTTGACCATTATCGCACGAAATGGGGAAAGCGTGTGACAATGCGCCCGGAGCATACTCTACCCACTCAAGGCGATTACATTCGCCGCGAAGAAGAACGCCTCCGGAAAGAAAAAGAACTCAAGGAGAAAAACCGATGAAATACGCACTCCGTTTGACAAGAAACCTCCGGAACCATGAAGTCACCGTGCACCCGATCGTCCGGGTGCAGGATTCGGTCCGGGAATACAGCATGAGATACACCGATGACTACGCCGAAACTCTACAGGTTTTCACAAATCTCAAGGAGGCAAAAGCCGCACGGGAAAATGAACAGCTTGCCGCCGACCTCGCCGCTATGTCAGCAGAGGAGCGGCTCGAATTCCTCCGCAGGGATATGGAATACCTGGAGTCCATCAAAGTACCCCGCTGTCCCTATCTCCGGCTGATGAATCTCCCCGAAGAGACTTTTAACGCCTATCTGGACGGTCGCCATTATATCCCGAACCCCCGGTACGTAGCCCGGTTCCACGTCACCATCGAGGCGGTAAAAGCCTACCGCAAAAAGCTCCCCTCCATACTCCCGGGCGTCGGCTGCGGAAACCCCCTCCGCTGGAAGGGCTATGGCAAAAATCTAAAGGAAACTTGAAAGGAAACTATTATGACTGTCGAAATCAGCCCTACACCTGTACTGACCGGGGAATCCGCAAAACGGTTCACCCGGATCATGTTTGCAAATCGCCGGAAAAAGGTCGGTCCCACGCCAACCCCGCACCTCGAAGAACTCACGTCGCGTATCATGCAGTTCCAGAAAGAGCAGAGGCGCAAGCGTGGGACCTGAAAATCTGTCGCCCCTCTTAACCCCTCCCACCCGCCGCTCGTCGGCGGGCCTTCTTTTTATCACCCCATTGCGGGCATGGAAACGACCCATAGCGCGACGAAGCCCACAACCCTATCAGCAGGGCGTCCGCTTCGTTGTCGTCGCGCGGAAGCCGTCCGGACAGTCCTAACGCGGCTTTTACCATCTCCCCTTTCTCCGCACGTCCGTTCCCCGTCGCAAAATGCTTCAGCTCCGTGGTGTGGACGCACGTCACCTCCAGTCCTTTCTCCGCCGCCGTCTCCAGTATCAGCGCTTTCAATCCATTCGCGATTTCCGTCGCCGCTCCGCCGCGAAGCAGCGTCTGCTCATGACAGATCATTTCAGGCTGATACATCGTAATCGCTTTCAGCAGCTCGTGCCGGAAGCGGATGTACCGCATCCCGCGCGACTCCCCCGTTCTCTTCCGGTCCGCCAGAGCCCATGTGCCCGAGTCGATAGCGTTTCCATCATCCTCGACCACCGCCCAGCCCGTTACCGTCGCTTGATCCAATGCCAGAATTCTCATTCCATTCTCCTTCATTTTGTATAGGCAAATCGCCTATATTGTATGTGTTTTTGCGGGAGGGTGGGATATATAGTAGTGTACTCGGTATATATATATAAATATATACCGGTACATACTATCCCCCCCTCCTCCGACCTCAAATGACATATTGTGGTTTGAGGCTAATTGCAAAGTGTTCAGACTTTGCAACACCGTTGTTGCAGAGCCCCGAAATCACGGTCTCAAAAAGCGCTTGACTTTCCCCGCGATCCTCTCACAGACATCCTTTATTTTCCCCTCCGCAATCAGTTCCTCTACAAGCTCACCTATCTCCTCACGGGAGAGTGGAAGAGAGGTTACCGGGTCGCAGATTTTCACATTCACAATCGGGCGCGGCGACCGTGCAGTTCTCCCATACGGTTCGCCTGATTCGTATGCATTGGCGATCAAGTCCACCAACGCCTCCTTCGTCTTCTCGTCCGCGCGCGCTTCATCCACGGGCAGGAACATGCCGTTCGCATTCTCCAGAACAACTTTCTGCCCCGCCTTCACTGCGTTACTCTTCGCCAATACCAGCTCCAGCAGCCCGTCCACCTTAGCCGGGTTCCTGTAATTCAGTTCCCAGCGGCAGCGGAACGCCCCCTCCCATGCGGTCGAGCCGGAATACCCCTGACCGTCCGCCGACGCCTTTTTCGACGGGTGCGCCAGCAGGACAATCGTCACTCCGAGCTTGCGCCCCATTCGGTTCAGCAGCCCCTTCACAAACTGCGATACCTGCGAGCGGTCAATCTCGTTGCCCGCAAAAATATCCGACGCGGTATCGAGGATGAGCACCCCGCCTTCCACGCTGAAAAATTCCTTCGCCCGCATCAGCAGCTCATCGAAAAAGGGCTCCTTCTTCAGCTTTCCGTTCCGGTCGGAGGAACAGATCAGATTGTTCCTTCCCAGTCGCGACACCAGCCGCAGCACCCCGGTGGGAACAGCCACACCAAGCGCGGATCGCTTCTGCACACGCCGCGCCATTTCCTCCTCGGAGTCCTCGCACCCCACGTACATGCACCGCGCGCCGCGCCGGACTTCCATTCCACACCACGGCTCCCCCGTCGCAAGCGAGTACATCAAGTCCAGCATCAGCGCCGACTTGCCCGTTCCGCCCCGCCCGGAGAAGAGCACGGTATACCCCTCATCCGCGGAGAGCCAGTTCTCGATGAACCACCTTCTCGGCGGAATCTCCCGGGCGGCAAGCTCCGCCCAGTCAGCCCCGAACGGCGCATCCTGCTTTTTCTCCCCCTCCAGGGGAGGGAGGTCATCAAACAGCCGCGTCGAAAGTTCGCGTCCCTCCCGGGAGTCCTCCCCCAGGTCCGAAAGATTCCCGTAGGCGGAGTGAATGGTGGCGGAAACTTCCCGCGCGTCCGGGTCAAGGTCGATATGCTCCACGCCGTGTTCCCTGTAGAGCTCCAGCGCCATCTCCTCCGAGACTCCCGCCTTGCAGAGTTCTCGCGCCAGCTGGAAGAGCTGATGATTCCGCTCCCCCTCCGCAGCATACTCCCACCCCTTGATGATGGAAACCGCCGCATCAACCTTGTCCGGCGTGTCCGGCGTGATATGCGCATTGTACATCATCTGCGGAGCCGCCGTTTCCTGCCCTTTCCGATGCCCGTAGACGTCGAGAAACCATTCAGGCATGTCCGCCACAGGGATGTCCTTTTCTATCGCGTATACGCCCTTTTCTGACCCGCTCCCGGGTACGACCACAAGCCCCCCGCAGGACTTCACGTCTACTGCGGGAAGAAAGTTTATCGCGTTCCCTACGTTTTCCGCGCGAAAATACAGATGGATTCCCCCGGACGGTGTCCGCACGGTAAAGGTTTCCGGCAGTGTCCCGCCGCATTCCTCCTCCAGCTTTGCGAGACTTTCCCTGCCGTCAACGACGCTCCCGTCCTTTTGCTTTTTGTGCACGTCGAGGTCGATGACGGCGATCCCTGCACGCCCCGCGGCAAACCCGAAGTTGCACCAGAGAAACTCCTCCTCATGCCACTTCCGGATTTGCTCCGGATCGGTTGTAGCCTTTGATTCCCACCCCGGGATCAGCGGTATCTTATCTCCCACGGGAAACACAAACCACCCCCGCGCCGCGTAATCCAGCGCCCCATGAAGACTTGAATTCTCTCTTTCGGAGATTGCTCCCCCGCAGTCGTTGTCGCACCCGGCCATCATTTGAAATACCCCTCCGTATTTTCGTTTGTGTTTTTGTCTCTGCGCTCCAGATACTCCGCCAGCGATTCCGGATGCTCTTTGCCCACTCGGACGCCGTACATCAAATCCCAGCGGTTCAGCGGAATTCCTAGACGGATAAATTCCGCCTCCAGCTTTTCCGCCTGCGGGATCGTCGCCCGCCGCTTTCCCTGGAAGATGCAGCAAAGTGTCGAGTTCATAATCCCGCTCCTCCTTGACAGTTTTCTCTGGAGTCCCCAGACTTTGAGTTGTTCGCGCGTTTCATTCATGATAAGCTCCTTTCTTAAGAGTGTTGTTAATTAGCGAATAATTAAATATATCATTCTCTAATAGAAATGTCAAGGATACTTTTGTCAAAACTTGAATTTTTTCAAAGAAGCACTATATTCTTACAAAAACACAAGGAGGTTCCCTATGGGAAGAAGATTGAAAAGACGGGAAGACTCCCCCGAAGACGCAAAGTGGGTCGCGAATCACCAGCGGGAAGTCAGAGACTGGAACAATGCCATCGCACGCGTCGTCCGCTACGCGATCCGGACAACATCTCTTCGTGAATTTGCAAGGAGAATCCGGTATACCCCCAGTACCTTGTGCACCTTGCTGAACCAGGCGGATGCCCCGAGACAGCGTCCCTGGACCCTCGACAATCTGGTCGCAATCGCAGGAGAGCTCCATTGCACACTCTCCGATCTGATGGCGGCGGCGGAATCTGTCAAGGGAAAGCCGGGCGCACAGCCCCCGCTCTCCTTGCGCACAAAAGGGACCGCGCCGCATAGCAGAGAGCGCTTGCAGCGCCTCATCTACGAAGCTGTTGACTACGACGGCGACTGGGACGAAACCAAGTGTGACCGCCTCATTGAGGTGCTCTACCGTGTCAAGGACATAGAATGCTCCAGCCCCGACTTCTGCAAAGCATACTATGACGGCGAGCTCTCCGACGCGGATGCCCTCGCTGTTCTCAAAAAAGCTGACGCCTTCGAAGTCCCCTTCGGAGAAGAGCCACCCCCGTTCTGGGCGGCGCTCCGTGAAGTCTATAAGCAGCGATAAGGAGGCGGAAGATGCTTATAAAATGTCCTGACTGTGGTAACGAGGTTTCGGATACAGCATTCGCCTGCCCCGTTTGTGGAGCCCCGGTCCGGCAGATAGTCTGGCGCCGGAAGTTAAGGTCCTCCCTCTGTAGTATCTATCTCTCTGGGGTGAACTTCTATCGTGCGGCGGTGAACTTCGTAAAAATCAATTACGGCTTCGCATGCGCTCTTCTCATCCTTGCCGTGTGCATCGTTCTTGTTGGCGCATCCATTGTGTGGACTGTACAGTCTGATCAGTATCTGTGGAAAGCCGGCTTGACAAATGGCGTCCCCGGGGAATCGGAACACCTGGACTTAAATGAAATTTGCATAAAGCACGGCTTTAAAGGAGCTCTTAGTTCCGACTCGGACAAGTCTGCTTTCCTGCTTGGCAAACTTTCAGAGCTCCAGAAAGAATACGGACCCCTTATGAGGTATGAATGGCTCGTATGCGAGCTGAACGCGCGAAGGGGCCAGGGGTGGCTGGATATGGTAGACGCCGATCTTACGCGGAAGCTGAATCAGATTTCACGTGAGTGTGATATTAATCTCTCAGATATTAATATCCGCGCCCTGCGTGTTCTGGGCGCGCCAAAGTACAAAAGAATTGCGACGCACCCTACGGTTTTCCCCCTCACCATTATTTTCACTCCCCTCATCGTATGGGGGTTGCTCGCCGCCGGCTGGAAGCACCGCTCTAAGCGGAAGATGTTCAAATAAACTCTGCATTCTCCCCGTCTCTCATCCCGGCAGCAACTTCGCCGGTTTTTTTTGTCTGAATAAAAGTATTCGCATAAAGCGAACACTTTCTTAATTATTTTTCATTTTAGAGATTTGCAATCTTTTTGCTTCTGTGTTATTTTATTAGCGAACAGCAACGATAAGATAACAACAGAAAGCGAATTATGCCAGCCCTCCGCCCCTACCAGCTCGAAGGCGTCAGCCGCCTCATTGAATTCACAGAAAGATACCGCGCCGCGATTCTCGCCGATGAGCCCGGCTGCGGCAAAACTGCACAGGTCGCAGAGTTCATCAACCGCACGCATCCCGCGGTCGTGATGATTATCTGCCCCGCGTCGCTTCGCCTCAACTGGCGCCGCGAACTCGAAAAATGGCTCACATGGACCCCGTTTCAGACGCACGTGTTCTCCTATGAACGGGCCGTCTCCGGACTCCCCGACACCCCGCCCGTCGATCTCGCGGTTTTCGATGAGGCGCATTACCTCAAGAATCCCTTTGCGAAGCGCACAAAAGCGTGCCTCGCTATTGAGGCGCAGACTCGTCTGTTCCTCACCGGAACTCCCGTTGTCAACCGCCCGATGGATATCTTCCCCATTCTCAAGGCTATCGGCAGCCGACTCTCGCGCGTTGAGTTCGGCAAGCGCTTCTGCGCAGGTCATCTCGTCTGTGTCCGGCACCGCCCGGCAAAAAGGTATGCGTGGGATTTTTCCGGCGCGTCCAACACCGCCGAGCTCAACAAAGCCCTTCGCACTTCCTGCATGGTCCGCCGCACAAAGGCGGAAGTCCTCTCCGATCTCCCGCAGAAAATCCGGCAGGTCATCGAGCTCGATATCCCCTCCGGCGAATCTCCGGCTCTTCGCGATGCCGTCTCCCGCATGTTCGAGGGAATGGAAACCGCCGCTGAAAACATCGCCGAACTCAAGTGCATCGCGTTCACCGAGCTCGCCGCCGCACGACTGGAGATCGCCATGCACAAGCTCCCCTGCGTCTGCTCCATGATCAAAGACCTGCTTGAAGAGGAAGAAAAAATCGTCGTCTTCGCACACCATCGTGCCGTCATCGACGCCATCTGTCAAGCCGCGCGCAAGGACGGTTTTACCTCTGTAAAGTTGTACGGCGGTATGTCGGATAAAGAAAAAGACGCCGCAGTTCGCGAGTTTCAGGACGGATTCGCCCGCGTCTTCGTCGGACAGATCACTGCCGCCGGAACGGGATTGACCCTCACCGCGGCAAAAACCGTCCTCTTCGCCGAACTCGACTGGGTCCCCGGCAACGTCACGCAGGCGGAAGACCGCTGCCATCGTCTCGGTCAGACCGACCCCGTCCGTATCATCCACCTCGTCGCCAAAGACTCCGTGGATGCCCGCATGGTGCACGCTCTGGTTGACAAACAAAGTACCATTGAAAGGATCGTAAAATGAACTACCCCGTGCTCCCCGAACGCCCGCCCGTGCCGCACTCAAAACGCGGCACAGTTAAACTCATTCTGGCAGTCTTCGTCGCCGGAATCGCCTGCGGTTATCTGCTCGCCCTCTGGCATCAGATCGCTCAGATCGCTCAGATCGCTCAGAAACATAACTCCGGACTCTCCGGAAAAACCATAAACGAAAGGATCGTAAAATGATTGAGGAAACCCTCGAAACAATCGCCCGTCACCTCGGAACTATCGCAGACACCCAGCTCCGGTTGCTCAATGTCGCGGAATGGAACAAAGCCCGCCTCTCCGGTGAGCACTCCTCCCCCGCGAAGCCCGAGCAGGAAGCCCCCGCCATATCTTACGACGAGCTCAAGGCAAAGCTCATCGCCGCAGGCGTCGAAGTCCCGAAGGGCACAAAAATGACAACCCTCCTCAAGCTCTGGGATAAGCACAGCGCCGCGGCTCCCGCCAGCACAGAAGCTCCGGCAGAAACTCCTGCTCCTGCTGAAACTCCTGTTGAACCCGAAACTGAAACAGCCCCCGCGGAAACTCCGGCAATGGAATCCGAGGTTCCTGCTCCGGCAGAAGCTCCCGCCGAGCCCGAAGTTCCCGCGAAGAAAAAGCCCATGACCCGTAAGGAAGCGGCGGACATTATCACCGCTTACGGCACCTCCGAGGAGAATCGTAACGCCTACCATGCCGCACTCGCCAAGATCGGCAAAACATGGAAGGAGCTCGAAGAGGACGCCGGAGATTTTGACAAGCTCGTCAATTGCTTCCGCGAGCTGAAGGGAGAGGCAAAGTGAGTGAAGCACACTCCCATATCGGCGCGTCATCCGCGTACCGCTGGCTCAACTGCCCCGGCTCTGTCCGGCTCTATGCACAGTTGACCACGCGCCGCGCCACGGACTATGCCGCAACCGGAACAGTCGCTCACGAAGTCTGCGAGCGCTGCCTTCGTGACAATCTCGAACCCCTCGATTTCCTCGGCAAAAAAATCAAAGCCGGGGAAATGGAGATCGAAGTCACGGAAGACATGGTTTCCGCCGTGACCGTCTACGTCGGACAGATTCGTCTCGATCTTCAGCGCCACGGCGGCGAGCTCTCCGTCGAGCAGAGCTTCTCCCTCGACTGGCTCCACCCGGGAATGTTCGGACGCAATGACGCCTGCATTACCCCCGCGCATTTGCTGGGAACCCTCCGGATTTACGACTACAAAAACGGGCGGAAGCCCGTCGATGCAAAGGACAATCCCCAGCTCATGTACTACGCCCTCGGCGCCCTCGGCAAGGATAACAAATGGGCGGCGGATTCCGTCCTCTGCACCATCATCCAGCCGAACGCCATCGGAAAGGAAGAAATCATCGACCGCTGGGAACTGTCCGTTGATGTGCTTTACAGCTGGGCGCATGATGTCCTCCTCCCCGGAGCAAGGGCAACTGAAGCTCCCGATGCCCCGTGCGTCATGGGCGACTGGTGCTGCTTCTGTGAAGCCGCATCCTTCTGCCCCGCTCGCGAGAAGGCGGCTCTTGCTCTCCTCGATGAATGCACCCCCGACCAGCCGGTCGCCTCGCTTCCCGACGTGCGGACCCTTCCGCCGGAAAGAGTCGGAGTCCTCTCCACCTTCTTCCAGTCGGAACAGTTTCAGGCATGGGTCAAGGCGCTCGCCGCAACCGAACTCGACCTCCTCGCACGCGGCGTCGAAGTCCCCGGACGCAAGCTCGTCGAAACCGTCGTCCGCGGTAACCGCAAGTGGACGGATGAAGCCGCCGTCATTCAGGCGCTAAAGGGCATCGCCGGAGACGATATCTTCGTCAACTCTGTAAAGAGCCCTGCACAAATGGAGAAGCTTCTCTCCTCTCTTAATATCGGCAAAAAGGAAAGAGAAGCTCTCATCACCCCGCTCGTCACGCGGGATGCCTCAACCAAAACCATCGTCGTGTCGGACTGCGATCCGCGCTCCTCCGTCACCGATAAAGCAAAAAAGTCAGTCGAGCTCTTCGACTGACAAAGGAGAAAAACAATGGCAAAGAACAATGAACCGAAAATCGTCACCCCGGAGGCGCGCCTCCTCTTCCCGAACCTCTTCGAGCCCACCAGCTTCGAAGGGCAGGGCAAGGAAACATACAACGCAATCCTCGTCTTCCCGAACGGAACCGACCTCTCCGCCCTCGTCGAAGCCGTCCGTCATGCAGGCACAGCCGCCGGACTCAAAGCCGGAGCCCGCAACCCCATCCGCGACGGCAACGAAAAAGCGGAAGAATGGGGAGACATCTTCAAGGACGCAAAGTACATCCGCGTCTCATCCATCTTCGAGCCCGTCGTCGTCGACCGGCGCAAGAACCCGATCCTGGACAAGAGCTCCGTCTACTCCGGCAATTACGCCCGTGCCGTCGTCCGCCCCTTCGCCTATGATACCAAAGGTAACAAGGGCGTGAGCTTCGGATTCGACGCAATTCAGATCACCCGTGAAGGCGAGCATCTCGGCGGCGGCGCTGCTTCCGCAGCTCTCTTCGACGATCTCCCCGATAACGGTTCCTCCGCCTCAGAAGACCTCTTCGGAGAGTAAACCATGTCGAAGCTCACCATTGACTTCGAAACCCGCTCCGCCGCGCCGCTCAAAAAGTGCGGCGCGGCAGCGTATGCTCAGCACCCGTCAACCGATGTCGTGTGTCTCGCGCTTAAACTCCCGAACTTCGAACCCTCAATCTGGTTCGGTCCGGAGTTCCGCTTCCGCGATCGCCCCGAATGGAACGCCATGCGCCCCCTCCGTGACAATGAGATGCTGGATTTGATTCAGGAAGCCGATATCATCGAAGCTCATAACGCGCAATTCGAATACTTCATCTGGAAGTATGTCATGACCCGTTACGGCTTCCCCATGTTCGACGCTTCCAAGCTCCGCTGCTCCGCCGCGAAAGCCGCAATGTTCGGACTCCCCCGCACGCTCGAGGGCGCATGCCTCGCCGCGGGAGTGCCGCAGCAGAAGGATATGGAGGGCTCCCGCCTCATGCTGCGCCTCTGCAAACCCCGCCGCCCCCGCAAGGACGAAATGCTCCGGGACCCCGACTGGGAATCGAAGCTCTACTGGCACGGCTCCCCCGAAGAGTTCGTCCGCGAAGCGCAATACTGCTTGCAGGACGTCCGCGCGGAGGAATCCCTCTCCTCCGTTCTTCCGGAACTCCCCGAAACCGAACAAAAGCTCTGGCATCTCGACCTCGAAATCAATGACCGCGGCGTGCGCATCGATGCCCCCGCCGTAGTCTCTGTCCTCGATTGCGTCGAAAACCACTCCGCGTCTATGGCAAAGGAATTCCGCTCTATGACCGGACTCTCCTCTCCGCGTCAGCGCGACGCCACATTGCGTCTCCTCCTCGGACTCGGCGTGCAGATGGATGGACTCACCGCAAAAGATGTGGAATCCGCCCTCGCCACCACCGAAAACGAAACCGCGAAGCGTATCCTCGAAATCCGCAAGTCCCTCTCCAAGTCCAGCACCGCCAAGTATCAGGCGTTCCTGGACGCGAAGGGCAGCGACGACCGTATCCGCGGATGCTTCATGTATCATGGCGCCGGCACGGGCCGCTGGACCGGACGCCTCATCCAGCCGCAGAACTTCCCGCGCGGCGCATTCTCCGATGTCGAACAGTGCGTCTCCCTCTTCAAGGACAAATCCCTGGACGAAATCAAAATGCTCTATGGCGATCCTATGGTCGCCGCCAGCTCCTGCCTCCGCGGAATGATCGTCCCCGCTCCGGACAAAGACTTCATCTGCGCCGACTACTCCTCCGTCGAAGGTCGCGTCCTCGCGTGGCTCGCCGGAGAAAAAAACGCGCTCGATGTATACCGCAAAGGGCGTGACCCCTACAAGGTCGCCGCTTCCGCAATCTACCATGTCCCCTATGAGGACGTGCAGAAGCCCCAGCGGCAGATCGGAAAAGTCGCTGAACTCGCTCTCGGCTATCAGGGCGGCGTCGGCGCGTTCTCCGCTATGGCGCTCAACTACGGCGTCTCTCTCCCCGAAAGCGAAATCAAAGCCATCGTCGAAAAGTGGCGCGATTCCCGCCCCATGACCACCCGCTACTGGCGCGAGCTTGAAAAAGCGTGCACCGCTGCCGTCTCCGAACCCGGCAAAGTCTACGTCTACCGCAATATCAAATTCCGCCGCACAAAAAAATTCCTCGCCCTCCGCCTCCCCTCCGGACGCTGCCTTTGGTACGCCAATCCGCGAATCGAGCCGAAAGCCATGCCATGGGGAGAAACAAAAAATGTCATCGCGTTCGACGGCGTCGATTCCGTTTCCCGCAAGTGGGGAACTCAATATCTCTATGGCGGACTCCTCGCGGAAAACGTTACCCAGGCGACCGCGCGCGATCTCCTCGTCAACGGCATGTTCGCCCTCGAAGCCGCCGGATATCAGATCGTCATGCACGTCCACGACGAACTGATCGCCGAGATCCCCGAAGACTTCGGTTCCGTCGGGGAATTCGAAAAACTCATGTGTACACCCCCCGAATGGGGAAACTCCATCCCGCTCAAAGCCGAAGGCTGGCGCGGAAAACGTTACAAAAAATAAGGACTCAAAATGAAGGACATGGTAAACCATCCCCCCCACTACAGCTCACCGTTCAAAACGCGTCAGCTCGAGTGCATCGACATCACCCGCCACCTCGGCTTCGGACTCGGAAACGCCGTCAAGTACATCTGGCGCGCAGGCGAAAAAGGCTCAAAGGCAAAAGCCCTAGAAGACCTCGATAAAGCCGAGTGGTACCTCGATGACGTCGGACCCAGATACGAAGTTCCCGATATCGCCGTCGATCTCTTCAACCTCCTTGAAGCCGACACATCCCCGCGCTACAGGGCTCTCAGATACCTCATCTGCGACCGCGACCCCGATACCGCACGAACCCGTATCAACGAAATGCGAAAGGCTTTTTTCCAGATGAAAATCACCGTTAAAAAACTCACCGCGGATGCCCTTCTCTCCGAAGCCGTCCGGTTCATCTTCAATCGCGAAAACCGCTCCACTCTCGCCCGCTGGTACCGCTCGGAGCATTCCCCCGCGCGCACTCAGCTCTTCGCGATCTTCTCCGAAGATACCCCGTACTCCGTCTGTATGCAAATGCGCACCCACGACAAAAACGGAGCGCTCTTCCTCATTGAACCCGGACGCCCCGACACGGCTACCGATCGCGCGAAGTCCCAGTCCGGTGACTACCGCTCCCGCCCGCGCAACATGTTCATCCTCTGCAACGCCCAGCACCTCATCGACTGGTCCCACAAACGTCTCTGCATGAAAGCGGAGGCTCCGACTCGCACCTGGTTCGAAGCTCTCCGCCTCGAAGTCGCCAAGTGCGATCCGGAGCTCTCCATCTTCCTGGAGCCCATCTGCGCCTACCGCAATGGAATCTGCGCCGAATTCAAATCCTGCGGCAACCCGCAGAAACATTCCGCCCGCATTGATTCTTATTGCCGCCCGCCATCCAACGCTGATAAAGTCCGCGATTCCAGTGTTGATCAGCTCGCCGATTTCTTCGCCGAAAACGTCAGCGCCGGCTGCCCCGCCGGATGCAGTATCATGGAGTGCGCCTCTCACATGCAATGTAAAACCTGCCGGCGCGGGTGGCTCACCCGCACAGCAAACCCGAAAGGAGAGTCAAAATGAAAGACGAGCGGAAACAAACTCCGGTGGAACCCCGCTACTGCGAAGCATGTGGAAAACGCATCCCGCGCAACGGTTACGTTCCCGCCAAGTATAAAAAACTTCATTTCTGCGGGCACGCATGCTCCGTGAAAGGAAAGAAAGATGGAAAACTTCCTGAGTAAAACCGATTACAATCAGGGCGCCCGTGATATGGAACGCCACCGAAATGTGCCTTCACGCGCATCCCCGCCACGGCTTCAACTTCGAATTCTTCCGGAAAGAGAAAAAAATCGTCGCCATAAAATTTATAAGGGGTGAGTGACATGAAGCCGAAAACTCGAATCTGTGCGGAATGCGGCGAACTCAAACGCTCCGGAGCTTTCTACCGCGGACGCCGCATCTGCAAAGCCTGCATGATCCGCCGGGCGTCCCGCCTCTACATGGTGCGCGCATGGCTCCCCGGCGACAGCTTTATCTGCCGTCAGTGCGGCAAACTCAAATCCCCGGAGGAGGCGTCCTCCTACGCCTGCAACCTCTGCAAAAACTGCCATGCGGAGAACCTGCGGAGGAAATGGGAACTCGCCCCGGATACATTGAAATGCCGCACATGCAAACTCACAAAACCGAAAACTGAATTCAGCTGCTATTCGACAACTCGCTGCAAAGCGTGCGCCTGCCGATTGGCAAAACAAAAAAGAGGAGAAAATCATGAAGACTAAAGTTCCCCCTGAAATCGTGACCGCCATCAACGCCATGCTCGCCCCCTACGGCGAGCGTTACTCTTCGGACGGTTCCCCCGGTGCGGGCTATAAGAGCAGCCGCGACGCCCGTGCTTACCTCGGCGTCAGCCGCTCCTTCTTCTACCGCCTGATCAAGAGTGATATCCTCCATCCGATCCGCCTTACGAAAGGCGTTCATAACGGCAAAGTCGTCTACGCAGTCGCCGAGCTGGATCGTTACATTGAGATGTGCCGACAGGTTTGATTTTTATCTGTCTTTCGTTGTAACTCACTGATTTTTAGTGAGTTACAATTCAATTCAGTTTTCCCGCTTACGCTTCTTCCCTCACATCCTCAAGGCATTGTTCAACCCTTTTGCGGACATTTTCGCAAAAGACTGTACAAAATTCGTGCAACTCTCCGGAAAAAAATTCTGACCACAAAAATCGTTTTTGTGTAAGAAAAGTGCAACATTGAGCTTGACATTCCATGTTGTTCCATGTATATTATATTTAAGTTTTCGTGGGAGGCTTTTGTGCGAATTACGCTCAAAAAATACGTTCTCATAACCTGAAGGTCGTAGGTTCAATTCCTACCCCCGCTACCAAAAATCCTGAGACCTGCTTTTCGCAGGTCTTTTTTTTGATTATCTGAAATCTTCTGCCGGACGGCTGTCGCGGACCTTTAGTCAAAGTAAACTTCCGACCGAATTGATGGTTCGGCAGGAAATTCCTCTGTCATCAGGCGGACTTCCCTGACGCACGATATCCGGAGCGGCCGTTCAACCCGCCTTTTCATTTTCCCGTTCCGTTTAAACAGAAAAAATCCCGCAGCCGTTTTCTCAACC